GCCCCGCTCTCGCGGGGCCTTCGAGCTAGCGCTCGTGACGTTCACCCTCTGTGTAGGATCGCAATATGTCAAGTAGGTACCGCCAAAGGGCGTTACCGGTAGCTGGAGCCTGGCATCAGTATGTGTCAGGTTCACCAACGACTGTCTCCAATTTCTCCTCGTTTGATTATAACGCGGAGATATGGGATGAAGTTGGCAGTCCTGGTAAAGCCCACACCCTAACTATAACTAAGTTAGACTGTGTTGGATTTACCCCGATCTCAGGTACTTCAACGGTGAGTCCGTATAATGGTTCTTATTTCGATAACCCTTGTTATGGGAATCTGACCACTACGTGCAATCACCACTTGCCACTCACCTTACCCTCTGTGGGGCAAGAGACTACGAAGTTACTTGCTAGAACTAATCCTAGCAGGCCCGTCGTAACACCTCTTACCCTAATTCAGGATATGGTTGAGATCCCTAAGATGCTCCATGATGTTGGGAAGGTCCTTTCCGCAGCTGGAGGTAGGTTGCCTAGCGGCTTGCACCCTAAAGTGCAAGCTAATATGCATCTCGCCTTGAGCTTCGGTTGGGCTCCGCTCGTGGAAGACATCCACAACCTACTAAGCCTACAGCAACACATCGACCGAAGGGCCGGTGAACTGTCTAGGCTTTATAGTGTTGGGGGATTAAAGCGCAGGATTCATTTAGGAACGTATGGGGCTGAGTCGACTACGGCCAATCACTTGGCTACGTCGTATGCCGGAGGAGTCGTTCAAGGTAAACTTCAACGATTCACTCAGTGTCAGCGCTGGGGGACTGTGCGGTGGTTACCGTCACATCTCCCTCCATACCATCCTGGTGAGAAGGAGCTTATAGCCAAAGCCCGTCAGGTTGCATTAGGACTATCGTCCGAGGGCATCCTGGAAGGTGTATGGGATGTTATCCCATGGACCTGGGTTATTGACTGGTTTGCGAACATTGGCGAATTCGCGTTAGCGTTTTCGAACACTGTTCCGGCACTCTCGTATGAGCCGTGTATAATGACTCACACAGTAACGCCGTCTCTTTTCACCCCTACCTTTAGGTCCAGTGGACTTCAAGGTGGGAATGGCCTGATAACATATGAGTCCAAAGAAAGGACTCATGATGCCATACCTACACCATCAACGACTTTCCTCCCTTTCCTGGGAAGAAAGAGACTGTCCATCTTAGGTGCTTTGTCCATTCAAAAGTTGCTTAAGTAGAATGGACGTAACCTAAGAAGGAAGAATACACCATGCTTGGATCGACTCTCACGGTGACGATGGATGGTTCCGGTGGAACCGCCAAAGTCTTGCCGCTGATCAACCAGGACGGCTATGGCGCCGAGTACTTTCTCGACGAAGGCCTTGTGACCTATCGGGCACAAGTCCGCCATTCTCGGGATAACGTGAAAGCTGGGACGCAGCAGTTTGATCGTCACACTGTGACTTTCAGCCGCTTCGTCAAGCCCACTACGGCTATCCCCCTGGGGTCGATGACGCAGGTTCTGTTCACGATCCGTACGGATCCGAACGGTACTGCGTCCGACATCATCGACTTGAGCGAAGCCATGAGCTTTTACACCGTAAAGGCTGGTGGTATCGCGGCCAAGTTGCTCGGGTGGGAGAGCTAACCGGATTTAACTGATCCGGACTCTCATCTCGGGGTTGAGAGCATCCATAGCGCATAGACAACCATAACCAATGGAGATTGGAAATGATTGCGAAAAGCTATGAGGTGTATCTTCTAGGTCTATACAAGGCAATACTGTCAAGTATTGCCCGGTTAAAACCGCATCTTCGCGTTGATTGCGAGCGTGATTATAAGCGCTTGCTCTCTAGCGTCGAGAAGGCTGGTGTTTCCGTATTCTTGGAACACCTGCCCGCAATGGGTAAACACTTAGATGTATGTTTATCCCAACGACGGCTTACGGCATCGGGGGTTGCCTTCATGGCACCCTACCGACGTCGCGGTGCAATCCCAAGACTATTCAAGGGACTGTACAACTCCGTCTTCGACGAAAGTGGAGAGTTGAGTATCAACCCTGATATCAAGTCAATCGAGTTCCTTCGGTTGCTCTTAGGAGCCGCCAAGAAATTTCGAATGGCGTGTTCGGATTCTTCAACATGGAGTACAGTTGATGAATTCTTCAAGGTTGATTCGGAAGTCCGCCTTCCATCCCTTAGTTGGGACGAAGACGAGCTCGACTTGGGTAAGCTTAGCGATCTTAGTCTCTATGATCGCGTTTCTTTCCCTTGTCCTCTTTTCGACGACATCGATACTACTGATGATCATCCAGAAGAGTCCGATTCCAGTGATCTCCGAGGAGCAATTGAAGCGATACAGCGTACCGCCGATCTTGTCTCCTCGCAGCTCGGAGGGTTTAACCCCTTCGACTGGAAAGCTCGACACGGACCTGGAGTCGTCTCAGACCTGAAGAAAGGCAAGAGTAAGTACTCTTTCCCCTTCTGGCCTGAGAAGCTGGATCGTGTCTTTCCGTTTGCCGAGTTTGCTTTCCATAACTACGGCGAATGGGCAGATTACGTGAAGTCTCAGAGTGAGTTTGGTGCCTATATCCTAAGGCACGAACCTCCATCCTCGCTAAAAGCTGTCCCAAAGACGATTACGGGACCGCGGTTGATAGCCGCGGAGCCTGTTTCTCATCAGTGGTGTCAGCAAATGGTCAAGGATTTTCTGAGTACGCGCATTGCCCACACTGCCATACGGCGATCGATCGACTTTCGTGATCAATCAAAGAATGGTAAGCTGGCACTGGCAGCTTCTCACAGTGAGTCGCATGCGACGATTGATTTGTCGTCTGCGTCTGATCGTATATCGTGTTGGGTGATCGAGCGCCTCTTCAGGCGTTCGCCGTCCATTGTTGAGGCACTTCATGCTGTTCGCACGAGGTGGATCGACAACGATATCGACGTGAAGAATCCTAAGTTGTACAAACTTAGGAAATTCACCACTATGGGTTCGACTGTAACCTTTCCTGTACAGACTATTCTATTCGCGTGTATAGCGATAGGCACCGCGCTAGCTGTGCGTGGCCTAAGCGTTAACATTGCGAATGTGAGTCGCCTAGCACGGGAGGTCCAAGTCTTTGGGGACGATATCATAGCCCCCATAGACTCTGCGGCTTTGACCCTGGCTGCGTTAGCCCACCTTGGACTCAAGGTGAATCCGTCCAAGACTTTCTTAACTGGGAAGTTTCGAGAGTCTTGCGGGGTGGACGCATACGATGGACACGTTGTCTCTCGTATTAGTGTTCTGGCGATGCCAGTTGTGACCAAACCAGAGTCGGTGGTAAGTACAATAGATGTTCACAATAACTTCTACACTAGAGGTTATGCGGAAGTCTGTGAGTACCTACGTAGGACAGTCATCTCTCTGAAGCGATTTAACTTCTTTGAGATTTCGGTCGGCTCTGGTGTCCTTGGATGGTTCAGCCCTGGTGGATCTGATGCGAGCGGCCTAATTCGCCGTTACAACAGCGTCCTCCAGCGCTTAGAATACCGTGTGACTGGATTGCGAAATCCAGCCAGCAGGGAACTCTCCACAGGACGTGAGATGCTATTGCAGTACTTCACCGAAGTATCTGCTCCCCCGATCTCCCACGAGGAGAGACTGGGAACGGCATCTGTACCTAAGATCAAGCTAGGTCTTAGGTGGGAACCACTACCCGAATGAGCGCGAAGGTCTTTCATCTTCTCTCTGGCCCGGTTGATCACCGGTGACATGGAGATGAATCTGACCCTGAGTGCTCAGTAGGAGTGGTGGCCGAGGTATCGGAGGCT